CTTTCTTTTTCGTCATATGAAATTTTGTATTTTAACAAATAGTTAAATATTTTATTAAGTGCATCTGCTGGAGACTCCTTATCTTTTAACAAATCATATTTATCATAAATGTAATATATATTTCTTATGTCATAAAAACGATCACAGGTAGTTCTTATATGCTCAATCGATATCCCTTTATCAAAAGCAATAACTATGTCCACATTTAAACCAATTAATATCTTTACTTGTTCATCAGATATATCATGACAACATACTGCTACGCCAGTGCCATCATTCCTACTGTGACGTTTTAAAACACTTTTTTCTGCCTCGTAAACTATTACATATCCTGCTTCTTGTATTGATTGGTAGTTTTCTTGTAAACCATATATATTCATACTTTTAGGAAAATTTTTTAATGGGAAATATTTAGGAATATCCAACATTTCATATTCCTTAATAATTGTCCTGCCTATAACCCCTACATAATCTTTTTTTTCTCCACTCCAATACCTATGAGGAATTATGATCCTTTTTCTATTTACGCTGTATCCAATGTTAAATATTTTAGAAGTCCAAGGCATAATTCCTTCACGTACCCACTCTATATGTATATATGGTATATACTCACTCAAACAATCTTCTTTTATGACTTCTAAGTTTAAATCAACGGAGTATTTTTTCTTTTTTACCTTCTTGAAAATTTCCAGTGGGTCTTTAAATTCTTTTCCATTTTTATTATTTAATTTAAACTTATATTCAAGACCAAATAGATTATGAATATACCTATTGGCTTCTGGGAAAGATATGTTTTTTATGGTTTGGCATAGAGTAAATATATTTCCTCTGACAATATTACTATCAGATTGAAATATCTTAGATTTCAATGTTTCTTTTTTTATAGATATTGAATCTTTACTTGAATGGGAAGGCAATCCAGACCTATATTCCTTAGCATATTCCTTAATATGATGACATCCTAATTTTTCTAATATGTATTCAAGTTTGTCATTATCAATAATATATTTAATTAGTTCATTTGCGGTCATATCACCATCCCCTTTTAGAAATCTACTGGAACTACTGTATATCCAATTTCTTTGTACACGTTTCTCGCTAAATCATGCTCCACAATAATTTGATAATCATTTGTACTACCTTCTCTGTTTTTGACTATAAATATTATTTGATAGTTCTTACCTTTCTTTAATTTTACAGGAATCTGTGATTCTATATTTCCTTGTCTTTTTTCTTTTCTATAAACATTTAATTCACGCTTACCACCTTCTAATTCATCATCAAATACTTTTCGAATCATTAAACAAGTTGATGCTACATCCACAATATTTTTCGCCATACCTATATTGTCTTGATCATAATATCTCTGTTTTGAACTACCTTTACTTAATTGAAAGGTAATCCAAATATGTACATTTTTTGCTTCTGATTTAATTACATCATTTATTTCAACCATATTTTGTTGCATACTAAACCAAAATGATTCACTACTTGAAGTTTTAGAATCTGCTTTATAAGTGTCGAGCATAAAATATTTTATGCCCATACTAGCATATTTTTTTATTGTTTTGATGGCTTTTGCGGTTGTATATTGTGTGAATGGTTTTAGTATGATTGTATTTTTATATTGCTTAATCCATTCAGAACATTTTTTTAGTAATGATTTTGTTTCTGGTTTATATTTACCATCTCGAACAATATACTTTTGTAAATCTTCTTTAAAAATATTATTAGCAACCCAAACAAGGAATTCGCGTTGCCACTTCTTTTTCCCTTCTTCGTTTATCATAATAACTATTTTATCTTTATGGTCTAATATACTTGGAATAATTAATATTCTACTTAAAGCAGTCTTGCCTACCCCACTTAACCCACCTACTAAAGTGATATTCCCTTCAAGATTGCCACCTATTTCTTTATTCAACATTGGTGTATTATGTAATGGTAAACCTACAGCTATACCTTGATCTAATTCTTCTATTAACTCATCAAGTCCATCAGATATATCATGAGTAACATCTTCTCCTTCAACATTTACAAAAACATGGTTTAATACAGCTTCAAATTCATCATATATTTGTTCTAATGTCATATCTGCAAAATCACTAATTCTATCAGAAATAGGAAATTTTCTTTTTAATAAATCTAATACTGCATTCCATTTGTGTAATTCATTTATATATCCATCCATATTATCTGTTTTAACATATGCTTTCGCATTTTCAATCGTTTCATAACCTTTATATTTTTCATACTGTTCTTTTAATTTTAAATGTTTTTCTAAGTATAATCCTACAGTGATATCATCAAGCACTTGTTTTTTCTCTTTAATTACTATGTCATAACCTATTTGCCAATAAACCTTCCATACATTTTCAGTAAAATTAGCAAGTTTTAAATTATCATAAGTATAATATAATTCAGGTTGTTTCCAACAGATAGCAACTATGTTAGCTTCGCATGCTAATTTATATTCTCGTATTTTTTTTGAAGTCTTTAATAATTCTTCTTCATAAGGTGTTAATTTGGATGATGTTTTTGTTGATGCCATTTAACACCCTCTACTTTCCTCTTTGTATCTATATTCACCATAATAAATTTCTTCTGCATTTTTTCTTATTTTGATTGCTTCTTCTAAATTATTATAATAACCCAAAACAACTCTCTTCTTATTTATGCTGATTCTAGAACACCATTTGTTTGCATTTTTATCAAAATGTACTCCTTTACATCCACTTGTATTATTACTAGGTAAAATTCTATTCATTGAATTTTGCGATCTAGTTGCTATACGAAGATATTTTTTTCTATTATCATATTTACGATGATAAATATGGTCTCCATCAACAAGGTCATCTACTATATTAAGTATAATTCTATGTAGAAAAATATGCTTATTATTTATGGTGCTTTTAAAATATCCATCTTCATTTTCTATCCAACAAATATTTTTAATTTTATCATAATCTTCTAAATCAAAATAAAAATACTTATTATTACTATCTTGCCCTATACCATATTCACCAGTTAAATCATATGTATTATATCTATTTTTATCTGAATATTTCCCTGTATTAGTAATTGCCTCTATTTGTAGACAACCACATGATTTTGTATGACATCTTCTTAAATCACTTCCTCTTACAATAATTTCTTTTTTACTTTTACAATTACATTTGCACAACCATAGAGCTTTTCTGTTCTTATCTAAACCAATGTATTTTATTACGGTTAATCTATCAAATATCATTCCTTCTATATTTATAATACTCATTAAATCACCTACCTCTTTACCATAAATCGTCTAGTATGCCATTTATTTTTTTTGTTTTAGGTTGATATTCTGCTCCTTCATGGTAAATATTTTCCATATCCACATTTTTTGCTTTTGCTTTTGCAGTTTCGGCATTTTTTAATCTAATCACCATATCATTAATATTGCTTTCTATTACAACCATTGCATAATTAAACTTATGTTGTTCTCCTGTAAATTTAGTATTATTACTTCTAAAGCCAATCAATATATCTTGTTTGCATAATTTAAATGTATATAATATAGTTTTAAAATCATAACTAGCCATTGGAGTATGTTTTTTGTTAGCCAAAAAGTTACCCTTATTTAGACCTTTAAGCCTCAATATCATAAAATTAGGTAGTTTTTCATCTGTATATCCCATAATCTCTTTTTTAACATATTCATATAAATCTACCCAATCTTGATCTTTTCTTAGCTTAGACACAATATCACCTCTAATTGTAAATATTGGGAGGAAAATTAATTCCCTCCCAATATTTATTATTTATTTACCGTCTACTAAATCGAATAATATATTTGCATGTTCTAAATTATCAACTTTAGTAGGATTTACATACCCAAGCTCTTTACTTTTTAGAAGTAATGGTTTTAATTTTTCTGGATTTGTTTTATTTATTTTTACAAAACTAGTAATTATTGCCACTAGTTGTTCTGTTTCTTTGGTTTCAAATTCTGCTTTTTTGTCAATTGCGTTAATTTCATCAATCTTTTCCTTTTCTATTGCTTGCTCTACTTTAGTATCTTCTATAGATTTAATTCCTGCTTGCTTATCATGTTCAATTTTAATTGCTTCCTCAACTGCCTTGATAAACTCATCAGGACTAAAAAGTATCGAATCAGTTATTTCAGAAAATCTTGATTTAGAATCAATATTGAAATTATCATCTCTAAAAGTAATTTTCCTTGTTTCATTTTCGATAGAACCTTTAATTTCGTCTTTTCTGTCTTTACCCTTTCCTACTTTTCTTCCAGTTTTAGTTTGTGTGATCTCTCTATCAATAGACGCTACACCTAATACGTGTAATTTTGTCTTTAATGCACTAAAATATCTATGAGACATATTTGTAGTTAACATATCATATTCAAGTCCAGTAGCAACATCTGTCATTGTTCTCTTCTTTGTATGACCAATAATAAACATGCTAACTCCAATTTTTTTAAGTTCCCACATTCTGGTTAATATAATTTCAGCAGCTTTATCTTCTCCTGCCATATATCCACCAAATGTTGCTTTAATTGATTGAGTTGGTTTTTCTGGATTTTCTTTATTATGTAATCGTATAACTTCTGGCTCCGCAATTTCAAATAATTCATCTAATGTATCGTAGATAATTACTTTCAAATCTTTGTAGTCTGTAAGTTTATTTTCTAATATATCATCAGTAACTTCTTCAAAAGCATCCCAATCAGGAATATCTTCATATATAGCTCCGGCAATGGCATCGATACCATCTTCTTTTCCGATATTAAAAATCATATAACCATCTTCACCAACAAGTTGTTCGCATACTTCTTTTGCAAGAGTGGTTTTCCCGATTCCACTTTCTCCAATTAATCCTAAATTATAAGCTAATGGATCTACTTTGATTACGTTTTTTTTACCGAATTTTCTTTCTGCCAACTAAAATTCCTTCTTTCATATATTATATAACTATAATTATTTATGTACTTAAGAGAAGGCTTAGTACCCTCTCTTAAGTTTTTATTCCTACTCTTCGTCTAATGCGTCCATCCAAGATGTATCTTCCGACTCATCTGTAGCGTTTTCTTCATTGTCATCCTCTGAATCTTCGGTGTCACTAGTTTCCGTATCTTCCTCTTCTTTTTCTTCAATCATAAAGTCGAAAAAGAAATCTTCTTCTTTATACTGACCTTCTACTTTAAGGATTACTGGTTTTTTATTATCTTCTTCGCCAACCATCTTAATAGCTGGTTTTCGAATTACCATTTTCTTTTCTTTACTTCCACCAACAGCAAGCTTATTTATTGCTTCATCCAAAGTATATGCTCCCATTTCAATAAGTTCCATAATATCTTCTGGAATATCTGCTTCAGTAATATTAACCAATGATTGACCTTCTACAATATCACCATCGATAACAACTTCCGTAATATCTTTTTTGACTTTTAATACCTTATCAATGAACTTTTTAGTATTCTCTGGTTTAATTTTATCTACTTCAAGTTCAAATGTTTTCTTAAAGGTAATATTTTGTTTAACTAGTTTGCCATTATATTCTTTTGTATAATCAATAACCCTTGCATAAATAGGATAAACAGCTTTTTCTTTATCTAGCTTACCAACACTATCTTTATCGAGAAGAATTGATTGTGTAAATGTTGCTTTATATTTAGAAGCATCATCTACTTTAGATAAAAATATACTCTTAATTTCTTTTGTTGCTGTAACTGAATCATTATATGTTTTGAATACAAATCCACCTTTAACATTAATAACCATTCCATCTTTAAGATGTTCTTGAACATATTCAATAGCGTCATAAGCAGATAAAAATCTCTTAGGGAATGTTTTTTCTTTATTATCTTTCTCAAGCCCAATAGTAATAAAACATTGATCCCCTATTGTCTTAAGAATATCTTCGTCAAACCTATCTTCCCAAGCAATTGTATATTGATTTCCAAAATCATCAATTATTTTACCTTTATCATTTTCTTTTTGACCATGAACATAGAGAAGATTATCTCTTTCAGAACCATAACCACCCATTAAATCAGCGTAAACAACATTTCCACCACCGCAATCCACTCCAAGATTTAGTTGATTCCAAACCCAATCTGATTTCTTTGTGGTTTCGTCCATCTTAAATGTGAAATCTGTAATTTTTGCTTCTCCAATTAATTGATATAACGATTGTCCTTTTTTAAGTTGTTTTTTATCTTCTTTCTTTGCCATTATGTATTTCCTTCTTTCATTTCAATATATTTTATATTATTTTATTACTCAAGGCGTTTTAATAATATATTGAAATAGGAGGACTATTTGAGCGACAGATAGGAACTTGGCCCCATGCTTTTGTTTTAATAAACATCTTTCCTTCCTATTATTTATTATCTCACAACCTTAACATCAAAATTAAATTCTAAACATTTTCTACTAGCCAAATAATCACACCAATGTACAAAGTGTTGTATTTTACTTTTTGGTTTTGGCAACACTTGTTTCTTTATCTTATAATCAAAACACCAACTTCCCATATGTGATTCAATATTACCAATAATCATATTTAACACTTCTTTGTCTATACAACTATTTATTTCTTGATTTGTCTTAAGCATATTAGTAATTATCAAAGGATGTTCTGTGACAGTATGAGAACTATTATCTAATCCTGATTTACAACCATCATGTAATATTAAAGATGCTATAATTATATCTTTATCATCTTCGGTATACTTAAAAACATCTAATCTAAACATTTCTATTGCAATTCTTACTGCTGCTTGAGTATGCTTTACCAAACCTCCTTCTCCCAAAGCATACTTAGGATGATACTTACCTGAAGATGATGCAGGAATTGAAAAGAAATATTCTGGTAAGTTATTTAAAGCTTTTTCTGTGAATTCTTTGATCTTAGGATTTAATATGTATGAGAGTTCTGTTTTAAAAATATTTAATCTATCCACTCGTTACTCCTTTCATTTAACTCCACTTAATAATTATAACATAATACGAATTAAGTGTCAAATAATTATTTTAGTATTTATAATCCCACCAATTTTTGATTTCATGCCAAGTACCGAACCCTGCAACGCACTCATAGCTTGATTCTTGGTTTTACACTTTTGAATATTGAGTTGCATATTTGCTAAGTCCAT